GTTATAAATTTTACTACTTCCTGCATTTATTACATTGTTTGTAAGATTACTTGTTACAAGTGTAACTCCAGGACCTCCTGGAAGATTAATATTCCAAGTAGCTGGAGATATAAATGTTTCTAATATATCAACTTTTACTTTTATTTGAGGACTAACTGTAACTGTTACTGAGCTTCTACATTGAGGCTCACTTACAATATCATTTACAGCTCTAATTAATGCAACTGTAGTGGTGCTTGTTGTAGTACTAGTAGATGTAGAAGTGCTTGTGGAAGTGCTTGTTGAAGATGTAGAAGTTGTTGTACTAGTAGATGAACTACTACTACTTGTAGTGGTTGTTGTAGGAGGAAGTGTTGTTGATGTTGTTGTTGTAGAAGATGTTGATGTTGATGTTGATGTTGATGTACTAGTTGTAGAAGAGGATGTTGTTGTTGTAGAACAACATATATTTAATTGATTGTTTATGTTCTCTATCTCTTCTGTAATTACCATTAAGTCCTCAGTGATGTTTGTCACTTCTTCTGTAAGAGCATTTACACTTGCTACAGCAGAACATATAACATCATCAAACTTAGTGAGGATTGTATTAAGATCATCACATGCTTTTACATCTGTACATGGAAGTGGAGTGCTATCATATGAGACAGCACTCGTTCCTATTATTGTTGTGTTATTTGTTTGAGAACAATTAGCCATGTTTTATATTTATAGTGGTGGTAGTGTAGTAGTGGTAGTTGTTGTAGGACAAGGATGTGCAGCTACACAATCAACACAATTAGTATAGATAGTAGGATCTCCTAATGTTATTGTTGGAGGGAATGTATTTTCACGAGTTACTATATAGCAATATCCATTTGCAGCATATATAGTATCACCTACAATAGTATCATAAGGTAGTAATATGTATTGATATCCTAATATACCACAACAAGTAGGTTCTACTTCAAATAAAATAGAATTACAAGATACAGAACCACGTATTGCTAATTTAGGTCCTAATACTAATGAACTATCAACTATACATCCTGTAATAGTACTATCAGGATATATAACTGTTCCTCCAACTGGAAGACCTGTATTACAATCTATAGCTGACCAATTACTATCTCCAGGAGATCCAGAAGGACCTGTAGCATCTAGTGTATATATTGAACAAGTAGGTGTAGTAGTGGTGGTAGTAGTTGTACTACTAGTTGATGTACTTGTTGATGTACTTGTTGATGTAGAAGTGCTAGTTGAACTAGAACTAGTTGTAGTGGTGGTTGGTGTTACACAAGGTACACCATCTGTTCCTAATGTATGAGTACCTGTTGTTGGAGCAGGGTTCCAAGCAGGACTTGTATCTGGATAAACACATATCTGTCCTGAGCTATTTGTTATATCTGCCTGATCAATAACTGTAAACAAACCATTACAATTTGTATATTCTAAATCTGAAGATTGTTCTCCTGTAGATGCCCATTGCCATGTTATACATGGTGCTGCAGTGGTTGTACTTGTTGTTGTAGAACTTGTACTAGTTGTTGATGTTGAACTACTAGAACTAGTAGTTGTTGTAGTTGGTGTATCACAACAATCAAGTAAATTAATAAAACTTACATTTCCTACTCTAATAACATCATATGTATTATCAACACATATTAATTGAACAACATTAGTTCCAATTCTTGTAACCACTTCATCTGTTCCACAAGGAACATATGCTACATTACCAGGATTTACACTTGGTCCAACTAATCTATATGTAGTACAAGTACAAGGAGATGTAGTGGTAGTGGTAGTTGTAACATTACAACATACATCTAATGTGTTATTAATATTAGTTATGTCATTATTAATATTGATTACTTCAGTAGTAATATTTGCTACTTGAATATTTAATGTATTAATCTGAACAAGTAAGTTACATATAATCTCATCAATCTTTTGTAATATCACATTAAGTGTATCACATGGCTCAGCTATAATGCAATCCAATACAGGACCATTATAAAGTACATTGCTAGATAGAATTACATTAGTTCCACATTGACTTTCTCCACAACCAGTATTAGGAAGTGTAGAAGTGCATCCACAAGGACTATTTAAAACTACGTCTGTACAGCAAGCATTAACTGGTAAAAAAGGATATGACATTTTATTGATTTATTAAGGGATATACATTATATAATAACAACCTCTTGATGGTTGAACATTGTTATGAGAACCTCCTCCACCTATAGGATTATTTGTTACAACAGTATTTACTATAACTGTTGAATTTTCAATTCCTGCATTTCTTGTATCAGAAGTTCCTGTGTTACTCCATGTATTACCTCCATTTAAAAATGCAGATGATGAACTATGAACAACTGCTGGTCCAGCTTTAGCTATTGTATTATGGTTATGTGGAGTTGCTGTAGAGACAGCTGTATTAGTATGTGTATGTGAAGGAATTTGTCCTATACCTAATGTAACTATATTTTCTCCATAAACTGTTGTTAAATTATAGTTAGGATTACCTGTTATAGCTGGATCTACAGCAGCATTAAATGCTCCTCCACCCATTCCTGTTGTTGCTCCAACTAATGTTCTTCCTCTTAAATCAGGAGCTACAACACCATTACACAAATACACTTTAGCCCAATACCCAGAACCTGCTCCATTAATATCAAAACTATCTCCTACAGCAGGATAGTTTGAAAGAGGTCCAAAATAAGGAACTGCTGTATAAGGAATCATTCTACCTTGAGCAAGTAATATAGTACTTTGTGTATTTATATAGTCTTCAATATAATCGTTAACTCCAGGATGTCCTGGAGAAGAATTAATAGGAACATATGTATTAGGAAGACTTGCTACTAATGCAGAAAATGAATCATTTAATGCACAAACTTTATCTATTACAGCTTGTACCACTTGATGTGTTAAAGAGTTTCCAGGAACCACTGTAAGACATTCTGTTGTATAAGGAGCTTCTATATCAGTAACAACTGATGTTAATGTATTAACCTCTTCTTGAAGATCACAAGCAGCTTGTATAAGAGCTTTTGATATATCTGCAATAGAAATATCTCCACATGTAGGAAGATAAGATTGTACAATAGCACATATATTTATACTTGAAAGATCTATAATTACTCCTGTACCATCTATTGTAGATGTAAGAAATGTAATTAAAGCTTGTTCTACAAACGATAATGAATCACCAGTTTGGATTCCTAGAACAGGAACATCTATTCCTGTATATTTAACACATCTATCAGAGACAATCTCTGTACATCCGTTATAACAATTTGAGCAAGTGGACATATTATTTATTTTAAAAGGTTTAAATTGTTGTTGTTGTTGTTGTAGTGTTTGGTATAACAGTGATGTCACAAGGAACCTCTACACAAGGTTCTGGTGTATTACATCTACTAACACATCCCACTGTAAGACGTATCACTTTACTAGCAATCATTGCTATAGAATAATCTTGTACATAGCTAGGATTACAAAGCTTATACATTAATATTCTTCTATATCCTATTAATTGAGTTATGTCATTAGCAGGTACAGGTTTGTTCAACATATATGAAATATTGTTGTACAAGTTGTTACCAAGTTCTGCTAACTTGCAATCTATTTTTTTAAGTAAAGAAGGAATGTTAGCACATTCTGGGCAATTAGTTAGTCTTGGTGATAACATAATATAAATTTTATTTGTTTGGTTTACTTGCGCAATGTCCACATAACCCATTGGTTAGTTGACATCCACATCCTACGTTAGCTCCACAGCTTGAACATTGTGCCATAATTAATAAAAGTTTATTAAGTAGTTGTTACCTGAACAACCACAGTTGGTTCTTAAAAAGTTATTTAACAAATTATCTGCCTGAGCATATAATGTGTTTGATTCAAATTCTGCGCAGTTATTAGCTGCTGCAATTGCTCCTTGTATAAAGAAGTTAATTGTATTTAATTGTACACTAGATTGTGTTTTAAGGGCTCTATCACATTCCATCATATTTAACTGAAGAAACGCACTGTCAAACTTCTCTTGAAGTTTGTCAACACGTATTATTGTTCTCTCTACATTATTTGCATATGATGGAGCTACAGAATATCTTAATCTGTATATTCCATCTGGAAGTGGTTGATTACAACCTGGTTCTGTGATTCCTAAATTAGACGATGTAAATACATTGATTTCATTAGGAACAAATGGTAGTATTTTGGTTCCGAATCCTGGAATATCAATCTCAATAGTAGGTGCAGAGACCACTGGAGGATTGGTAGGATAGACAGAAGCATCTGTAACACCAAGTGTAAGTACGCTATAAGTAGGGACTACTAATATATCTAATTGTAAGTTTGCCATGTTTTTATAATAATTATGCCAGAGGAATATGAGTGATATCCTCTTTCCCCTGGCATAGGTTATTTAATAATATTTTACTCTTCTTTATTCTTAAGGAATTTGAGTAGAAGTAGTAGTAGTTGTTGATGGAGCAGCAGTAGAAGTAGTAGTTGTTGTAGTGATACAAGGAATACCTTGATCTACTACAGTACCTAATCCAGCAACTAATACAGTGGAGATTGCAGCAGAGATACCACTTGTTACAGAGTTTGGAGCAGCAATGATTACTGTGCTATCTTCCATAATGTAATCACCCCATTGGTATTCAGATTTGTTATACTCATTAAATCTAATGTAGTATGTATCATAAGTAACACCAGTAGATACCCAAGATTCAAAGTTCTCGTTGTATCCATTCATTCTATATAAATGTTTCAAGTAACCTGCTTGGTAGCTGTAGAAGTTTTTCTCTAATTGAGCAATTTCTGCAGATGTACCAGTGGCATAAGAAGCACGTTGAGTGATGATTGGTTGAGCAACTAAGTTACAAGCATCTGCAACAATAAAGTCAGCAGTAGTAGCAGGACCAGCATATACAAATGTTCTGAAAGATAATCTATCATATTCAAATGGGAATGCTGCAATATCACAAGGTTGACCATATTTAGTTAATGGTTTTCCTGTAATACGTAAGATTGTACCACCTACATTTTCAAATGTAAAGAATGTATTGAAGCTAATGTTATCAGGGTTGATACCAGGAGCTTGTTGTCTTAATTTAGCAATCAATAAGTTAATGATAGTGTTATCACTTACATCAGCACATGGATTTTCGTCACAACCACAACAAGGAGCTTGTATAGTTACTGAACGAGTGAAACCATTGAAATACAATGTATCAATATAAGAAGAGTGAGCACGTAAAGTTAACGTGATACTTTCTCCACATTGTACAGTGAAATTAGTTACATCTGTAATTTGATTAGCAGCTGTAGGACATCCTGATACTTTGTACCATTCTGTTACGTTAGAGTTGCAACCAGATCCTGAAGGACATCCTTTGATCTTGTCAGATCTTTTAGAGCCTTGTAAATAAGTGTTTGTTCTACCTTGAGCTACGTAGAAGTAAGGAGAAGCAGCAATATTCCCAGCTGTTGCTAGAGTATAATCACTTCTAAAAATACCCACTTGACCTGCAGTTAGGTCTTGGGTTGAACCAGAGCTAGGGAGTGCAGTTTGCCCTACTGGAACCACGAATACCGTGGTTAATGAAAAATCAGCCATTTTATTTATTTATTAAGTTAAAAATTTACTCGTTTGTTTGAATCCTATATGCTGCATTTTGAACAGCAGATTGATTCTCTGTATACATTGCTAGATTCTGTACTGTTAAGTCTAACAATTCATCCTCTAAATATAATTCAAGTTCACAGTCTTGATCATATGATGGTTCACCATCTAACATAATATATCCTGTTTTGTTTATATATACTGGATATCTCATGTACATTATCTGTATATTCTTAGGGGTAAAAGTACCATCAGTGAATATACTGATTTCATCTGATGCTAAGAAATTAAATGTTTCTTGATATTCAAATGAAGGTTTGTAATGATCATTATTTAATATGAACTGAAGGTCACCATGTTTAGCAAGATCTCGATTAATCCAAATCTTTCTATCTTTACATCTTCCTTTATCAGCTAGAATATATGAATCTACATAGAACATATATTTTGGCTCAAGTAAATGAACATTGGCAGCCCATTGGTTTAAATCAGCATCCTTTAATGTTAATGTTAAAGGTTGGTGATTATAATTTAATACAAGACTTTGTAAGTCTTCATAACGTTTTTTAAATGCATCTTGACCTAATTGACTAATAGTACTAATGCCATCAATCTTTTGTTTTATCAACTTTATCTGAGCCTCATTCAAAGCTAAGATTTTGTCTTCTAGTTGAATCTGTTGGTGCTCATTAGTTGATAGTTTATTTAGTTTCTGATCGATCTTGTATAATAAACTATCTACTAAATCTTCTTCATCTTTAGCTATTTCAAATTCACCTTCATAAACCTTACCGTTAGGTTTAACTCTGTAAATAGAATGTGTTATAGCTTGTTTTACTAAATCTTTAATATGGAGTAAAGCTTCTTTCATGTCAGCAAATCTATTAAACACTTCAACTGGACTCAATCCTGAATATTTACCATTCTTGAATTCTGTTTGTTTTAATACATTATCTACTAAGTTATATACTACTTCTTCTTTTGAATCTTCTGTTACTGGAAGTCCTAAAAGTCTTGCAACTTTTCTTTTCTTATCAGGAGTCATAGAATCAAACTTAACAATTGCTTTGTTAATCAATTGTTTTTTCTTGTAGATCACTGCATTTTCTATCTCATCATCAACAACATAAAATTGTGTCTCTGCTGGATATTCTCCTCTTTCCCATGCTTGGTGAGAAGATGCAATAGTAGGATGTACTCTTAACCATGAAAAGGCTATTTCTTGGAAAGCATTTGCTAAATCAAAATAGTTATCACCATCCATCAATTTAACTGCTTGTACGTGAGTTTGATCATCTGGAGATAATGATAAACCATAGTTCCAGAATTTAGAACGTGGTCCAAGATCAATATCACCAATTTCATCTTCAAGTCTTTTTCTAAGAGCAGTTACTCTTTCAACTTCAAGTTCTCTTTCAGTATCATCTTTAATACGTTTGATATAAGTAGCATCTGGATCTAATCCTGTTCTGTACTTACCATCTAATTCTTTGTAAGGATATTTGAATACTCCTGTTCCAGGGATTCTTGTCATTCCTTTTTGTGCTAACCCACTATCCATAGTTTGTAACTGAGAACTATTGTATTCTCTTTTGATAGTAGAAATTTTGCCTGTTTTACCCATAATGTAGTTATTTAATAATGTTTGGTTTATTTTAGTAGAGTGGTCCCACCGAAGGAACCTGAACCTGGATACTATCCATTTCAAACACTCTATACATAGACATGAAGTCTGATGTTTGAGAATCATCCCCTCTAGGAGGGAGAGGAGGTGAGGGGATTTTTCTCGGAAAAAAGAGTTACTCTGGGACGCTGTTCTATAATGGGTAGCGTAGTAACTACTGTTTTTATTATTAGAATTGTGGGATTTCCTCAATCAACACAGTTCTTGATAAATCTTCGATGAATACATCACATCTGTCTTTCATCCAGATTTCGTATCCTGGGAATTTGTTAGCTGAACTCATACCTTGAGACTTAGCAAAACCTAAGTGGTGACGAGTACCATCAATATAACCCCAAGTCATAGAAGGAGCACCTTTCATTCTCACTTCTCTAATGTTATTCACCATTGAACCATCAGACATTGGAGACACATCAAACACCATAAATACTGGAGTGCTCTTTTTGTTTTGTCCAAACTCTAAGTTAGTTTGTGGTAAATCTAATTCTTTCAAGTGAATCAATTCAACTCTACCAGTCTCACGAGTTACCATTGCATCAAATGCAAAGTTGTAAGTGATATGTTGTCCTTCACCTTGTAAGTATCTGTTTCCAGAATCTGCCATGAACGTAAGACCAGAGTTTAATGCATCTGTTTTCAAAGCTTGTTGGAATACATCGAATCCAGCTTCATTAGTATACATTTTTACACTTCTGTCTTTTACATCCACTCTTCTGTAGAAAAGATCTCCAAATACTGAACGGATTAAGTTAGCAGAGAATTCACCTCTGTTATATTGTACCAAGTTTCCATTGTTACGCATTCTGTGGTAAACACCAGCAGAAGTTCTTTTCAATTCTTGTTTAGAACCATTAGTTTTAACTGTACCTGGTTTAGCCCAGATCATACGTTTAACTTTTAATTCTAACATTGATTTACGCATCCAGAACTCAATGAATGGCTCCCATTTAACATCATTACGAGTTAAAGGTAATTGGTTACGTCTTTGTGGAGCATAAACTAAAATGTCTAATGCTTTACCAGAAGCATCTCTCATCATTTTATCATCAGCCCATTCAGTGATTTTGTGCTCATATCCATATGCAGAACCTAATGATTCAAACATAGTGATTTGCTCACCTAATCTAGGAAGACCTAATAAGTCTTGATCAAACTCACCAATAGCAGCATCAACTAATTCTAATTCAACACCATATTGTAAGAATGTAGGGTTTACAAAGTCAACTGTTGGATTGTCAGTTACTAATGTAAATGAATACAAGTAACCCATGTTCCATGGTTGTGGATCTTTGATCACGTAGAAACGTGGACCATACTGACGTGTACCTACAGATACAATTGCATTTTTAGAAAACTCATTAGTATCTAATACTAAGTTGAATTCTTGACCATCAATACCTGTTTTACCAGCATCAATTAAATCTTGTGTAGTTGCAGGAATGTCAATAATTTTTGGGAATTTGTAAGGAACTGCTACTTGCCATTTCCATGCATCACTATTATTATCAATGTAATAAGGTGTGCTTTTGTTGATCATGTCCAAGAAGTCATTACTGTACAATGAGCTCTGAGTATATAAAGAGATTATCTTTTTATCATAATCAGCTGGCTCTGTGGAGTGAAAACTCTCTAAGTGATTCGAGTCTGTAAGTTTCCCTACTGCACGTTTGTCCATAGACGCAACACGAGCATAAGTAAAACCTGTTAACCCAGGGATTGTTTGAATTGCCATTTGTTATTCGTTTTTGTTAATTATTAATTATTTTTTTGTTATAAAAACCATGATTTTGAATTAGCTCCACCAACACTGGATGATCCAGTTGATTTAGCTTTAGTCACTTGTCTTGCAACTTCTCCAAACAGTTCGTTAGATTTTTTTGTAACACCTGTTCTTTGTATAGTTGATAATGTAGGATCTTTTTCCAACATCTTCATAAGAAGACCCAACTTAACTTTCATTGCATGGTTTTCTGGTTTTTTCATATCCAAGATAGCACGATCAAAGTCTGTTAGTGTTTCTCCTGTTGGAGTTTTCCACTTGTCAACTAATAAGAAGTCTTGTAGTTCTGTTGCTAATTTTGGATTGATAGGAATACCATCAAACTCTTTTGATTTAACTTTGTCATTAAGAATATCTTGGACATTCTTAATATATTGATTTCTGATTTGAGCTTTTTGTTGTAACTCAGCTTCAGATTTTTGTTCTAATTGATTTAACTTAGCTGCTTCTTTTTTAACCAACACCTTGTGATGTTTAGCTGCTACGCTTTCAAGATCTCCATAGTTTTTAAGTCTTTCAACTTCTGTATCTACATCTTCAGGATCAAATCCTTGATCAGTTAAAGCTTGTCTTATAACTTTGGTTTGATTGTCTTCATTAGAAAGATCCATCTCAGCAAAATTTACCACTTGATTATAAACACCAAAGTAATCTTTTGGATTAACTCCTTTCACAAATATGGCATCAAAAGCTTCTTGATAGTCTTCTCCAAATTGTCCTATAAAGTTTTGTACTATTTCACTAGCACCTTTTTTCTTTTCTTCATTAAATCTTTCTAAAAACTCTTCTGCAGTGTTTACTGTTTCTGGTTCTTCATCATCAGATGTAAATACTCCTAATTTATAAAGATCGTTTGCAAGAGCAGTGAATTGTGTACCTTGTGGAGTGTCATCATCATCATCATCAACAGGTGCATCAGCTGGTGCTTTTGCTTTTGCTGCTGGAGCAGGTGTATCATTATCATCTTCAGTGTCATCATCATCATCACTTAAGAAATCAGCAATCATTGATTGTCCTTCTAATTTCTCATCATCTGTTTTACCATCAACGCTTTTAGGAGGAACAATATCCTTACCTTTCTTCACTGCTGGAGCTGCTGGAGCTTCAGGTGAATCTGCGTCTTTTATAATAGGTGTAACATCATCTGGATTGGATGTTGATGTTTCAGGGGAAAACAAGTCATTTAATAGTTCTTGATTACCCATTCCCATTTCCATAGTACCTTGGATACTAAAGTTATCTAAATTATCAGCCATATGTAGTTGTATTTATGTTTGGTTTTATTTATGTAAAAGTATAATAAGGGTTTTTAATATCAAAGGATTATAGACCAATGTGATCCAATTTTCTAGATAATATAGCATTAACATGTTTTACCCTTATGTGTAGAGGAACTTTTTTTAACTTTTTTTGTTATTACGTCCCTTAGCATTCTCTTTTGCAACAGCAAGATCGTTCTGCATATTCTCTCTAGCTACCTGTAATTTCTCTTTTTCTATAGACATTTTGTCAGAAGCTTGTTTATTTTTAGATGCTATATCAGCCATTTTAGATTCATAATCTTTAGCAGCTTTATTTTGATCTTGAGTTAATCTACTCATCTCTAGTACATCAGGAACAGCATTAGCATTAGTATCTTCTGATTCAACCTTACCAAATCCTGTAGCTTGTATAATAGCAATCTTCTCTTTAGATTGTCTATCAAGTTCTTTTTGATAATCATCATGAGCTTGATCAGCTTGTTTCATTTGAATAGCTTGTTGCAGTTGAGCTTGAGATTGTTCTTGTTGTTGTTGCAATTGTTGTTGTTGTAACTGGTTAGCTTGTTCTTGTTGAGCAATCTGTCTATCTCTAAGATCTTTAAATGTTTTCTTAAGATCTCTTTGTGATTTACTGCTGTATAATTCTACTACATCATAAAGTGTGCCACCATTTTGAATAATAGCTTGAGAAAGTTGTCTAAGTTCATTAAACATTTGAGTATCCTCAGGTCTATTGGTTAAGAATACTTTTAAATCTCTGAATTTAAGATCTGATCCATTCACTTGTACAAATGCAGATTCTCCTTCTCCTGTAATATATGATAGTGTACTTTGAGGTTTTGAACTCTCTACATATAATGCAGCATCTATAATAGCTTGATACAATTGTCCCATAACATATTCATGTGCCACGAATAGAGGCTCTGTCTGAGAATAACTTTGTTGCATAGCAGTGTTAGTTCCTGTAGCACTTTCTGATGCTGCTACAGATCCCATACGTTGTCTAGACATACCTATAAGTTCCCAACATTCAGCTTTAAGTTGTTGAGCTAATGTATATCTTGCTTGTATCTCTTGTGTACGTGTAAGATCAAGAGCTGTAAATTGATTGAATGAACTAGGAGCTTTTAAGTTCTCTGGAGAGTCATCAATAAACACCACACCTCTATTACGTGCTTCCATTTCCCACATGTCAAGAGCATCTTGTGCATCTCCATCTTTAGGAATAGGAATATGTCTAATTGACATAAGTTGAACCTTACCAACTTCTTTTTCTAGAAGTTTGTACAATTGGTTCATACATACATTGTAAAGAACTTGAAAAGGTTTCATAAGATCTACTAAAGATTTAGCCTCTGTATTCTTCACCTCATATGTTGTACCTATAATAGGACAATAGTTTAATAGTTTGAATGGTTTAATGTGATAGATATCTGGACCAATTTTAGTTCCTTGATACCACTCATTAATCCATCCCCATTCTAGTGATTGTTGTGTAGGTATAGTTCCTGATTTGTAATTCTCATCAACAAGCATTGATTGCTCATTACCCATCTCATCTATATAAATTAACTTACCTATCTTTCTTTTAGAGATCCAATATGATCTAACAACAACATACTTATAACCAAATGAACTTACATTGTTTGTAAGCCCTAAAAAGTCTTTAAGTCCATCATTGTTCTCTTTCATCTCTGATTCAATAATCATTCTTGTCTGTAACACTAATGGGTCAAAGGTATCATACATCACAGAGTCTTGTCCAGGAATAGCATCTGGATTACCAAGATTTGATTCTCTTACATTAATTAGTCCATAGTCTTGTAATGATGAACGTAAGTGATCAATCTCTTCTTTTGTAAGATCTGGTATGCTTTCAATGATCTCTGAAAGCTCCATAACTTGTACTGTCCCAGCAGCATAAGCACCCTGAGCTCTCCCTGTGGGATCAGATATAAACTTTCTATCAGGAGTAGTAAGAAACCAAGTGTTCTTTGGATTAGCCACTTCGATGTTAAATCCAGTTTTTGAATTGTCTTCATATATATGATAAAATTCTCTAGCAGAGATTAACATATCTCTGAAAGCATCTTCTGATTTTTCTTTTAAATTAAACTCAGCTTTTTGACAAGTAAGTACATGGTTAGCCCATTTCTCAGCAACAGATGTATAACTATCTAATTCATCCTTAACTTGTTCCATTGTCATTTGCTCTAACTGCTCATCTGGAATTTCAACTCCTTGTATAGCAGCTTTTTCCAAGATTTGTTGTTTAGCTTGACTAATGATATAATTTTGTAATGTATCTGTTTTAAATTGTAGTTCTTCTGCTTTACTGTCATCATCAAAAGCTTTCACTCTAAATGTATCAGGACGTTTAGAGATCTCTCCTACTAACTCATTAACAGGAGTGGTAATGATTGAATACATCTTTACATAAGCAGGAAGTTCTAAATCAGACGTTAGTACGTCTGTAAAGCTTCTCACCTCTGGTTCCTGATAGAAATCCTCCATACGAAGAATTCCTTTCATAAGATCGTAGTTTTTAACAAATGTATCTCTATTCTTTACATACTCAGCATATGCTTTGTTGGAGAAATAATCCATTGTGTTCTTAATCCAACTTTCATCTTGCTTTTCTTTCTCTGTCTTGAACTGATCAGGGAATATATTCAGATAAGCGTATCTGATAGTTGCATCTTTTGTATATCTAATTATTGCCATTATCTAAACAATTTATTTTTTGGTGTGTTAAACATTGTTCTGCTTTCTGTAAAAAGCTTATTCTTTTTGTTCTTAGTGAACATTGATTTGATTCTTGTATCTTCCTCTCCTCCTATTTTTCCCATAATGGGATCTAGTTTCATAGCTAATGCTATAGCAAGCTCTGCAGCAATGATTCTATCAAAGTTACCTTGTTCATTATATTGTATCATCTCTTCTAACAATACAGGATCAAATATCTTTGACATTCCTTTTATCTCTGATATGATGTTATCATCTTCATCTTTCTCTATGTGTATAGCTTCTTCTGTATATTTCTTAAGACATCCATGTAAGAAGTCTCTAATTTTCTCTGATGAACGATGTATTCCATAATCCCTTCGCACTGTTGTGTTCGGAACTATTTCTTTTAACCAATCTGGTTGTCTTTCTAGATAATGGGCATCTCCTTTAGCTATCATATAGTCTATAAAAGATATTTCATCATTCTCACATAGAGCTCTAGCATTGTAATACTTAATGAGGTAACGAGCTTGTTCTTCCCAAGTTTCTTTCTTATCTGGTCTAGCACAATAACTGGCCACAAACATATCTTGATACTTTTCTCCTGATATAGAATGCATACGTTTATATATGTATACAGATCCTAATGAACTTGAATAGGCAGACTTCCCTTGTCTATAAGGGTCAATTCCTGCAACATAAAGTCCATATGGAGGAGCTTCAATTGGAAACTCATATATAACTACAGGAGCATCCTTCATATCTGTATTCTTTAATGGAAAATTTGATATAGGAAGCTTATCTGTAAACTCATGTTTCACACCATTTCCATCATCATATAAAAATACAGGTGTACCTGTTCTTTCTTGATTTAATAGTCTGGCTTTCTGACGTTTAGCTGATTCAATATCAAATATATTGGTATCCTCATTTAAGAATATATCATCCACTTCTTGTGGATAGTACATCTTTTCTTTCAGATAGGCCATTCTATCTCCAGCTTTTTTAAGTTTCTCTAAATTGGAGTTGGTAATTTCTGTAGCTTTATCTTCATTAGACACCATCATCTTTACTTGATACAAAGAACTACCAGCTGGTTTATCTAAGAATGCGCCAAGAGAAGATTCTTCCTTGGCTTCCATTCTATATTTATGTGAGATGAAAAGACCATGTACTCTCTTATCATCCTTTGCATTATTGTATTCTAGGAAGTTGAAGTTCTCAACATCGAACATTAAGCTCTTTGCATCCATGAACATCTTCATATCTCCACCTGTTCCTGTTAGAATAGGTGAACATCCCCAACCAAATGGTGTTGTGAAACCTGGTATAGCAGCTTGAAGACCACGTAAGAATGATCCCTTACCTATCTCATCAATAATAAGTCTACGAGGTTTGGTACCTGCAATAGCTTCTTCATTGTTACCACCATCTAAGTTACGAATAAGGATCTGAGAGAAGGGTATTCTCTCTCCTGCCTTAGTCTTAATTCCTAGGGTAACTTGGTTCTTCCAGTTATCCTCTACCCTCTGCCATCTCCAGGCTTTAGGTAGGAAGTTTAAGCCTTTGTCAATCTTATCTGTAATCAGCTTTATATCGGGAGCATTTAGTCCTGCAATAATGTTCTGTGAGTTCTCATCAAACGTTGCTCCTTGACCAATGTAAGAAGCCTCAATAACAGACTTAGCAAAACGTCTAATACCTAGTATAACTAGGCCTTTCTTCTCCTTATGAGCTCTATCTATTTCGTTTGTTACTAACCATTCATTATCTCTAAGTAATGGGTTAGCATATTTCTGGTTGATACGTCCATATTCATCTATAATATCAACCTCTGTATGCCATATGTTTAAATGCCAATATAGAAATGGATTGATGTATTGTCCATCCATCATAGCACCATTCATACAAAGTTCCTTGTGGAAATTGAAGAATGATTTGTACTCACTAGATGTTTCATCTGGAATACGTCCTTGATTGATAAACCAATCCTTATATTCTATAGTATGTAGTTTCATTTTATCCTCTACCTTTTAAGAATTCTTCTGCCATAGAACCAAGTTCTTGGCCACCTCTAGTTTCTATCTTCTTAGCTTCTTCTTTCTCACGTAGTTTGTCAACTTGTTCTAATAGAGCTAGGTAGTTTTTCATTGTCTCTTGGACAAACTTACCCTGTGCTTCAATAGATGCAATCACCATAGGCATAGCACCACCAGCTTTAGTTTCTTTCCATTTGATTCTATCCTCTAATTGGTGTAAGGGATTAGCATCAACGTATTCTTTCCAACTTGACAATTGAGCTTCTGCCCAGTCAAGTTCTGTATTGATATATGTGTTCTTCTTTACTGCCATTATGTAGTTTTTAATTCTTTATTTGTTTCTTTAATCTGAGAGTTTAAATCATATATACGTTCTAGTATATTTCTACGTGTTTGTATTAATGCATCTTTTAGATAAGAATATTCTTTACCAATTCTATTTAATGAATTTAATAAAGCTTTTTGTTTTCTTAATTCTTTATTTAAAGTGATTAAATCTTTCTCAAAGAATTCTTTATTGTGGGTTTCTTCATCACTTAAAAAATCATTTACTATTTCACAAGCATCATAAGAACAAATTTTTATTTTATCTTCCATTATGTAG